CCGCTAGAATCTGTTCCTTGGTCTTGTTCTCCCATTTGGTGGAGGGGGCGTCCGCCCCATTGGAGGCTACGGTGGTCTCCGTCACATCCGGGTGGTTCACCAGACCCGTGGTGCCATAGGCGGGAAGACCTGTATAGACGTTTTCATCCATGTGCTTGTCGTAGGCCCTGCGCATTCCATCCTGAAGCATCTGGTCCAGGGACCGGCCGATGTAGTTGGCCTTCTGCATATCCACCCACATCACCCGCAGGGCGGCGGCGAAGGTATGGGCCTTAAACATGCCCTTGTCCAGGTTAGCCTGAACGATGGGCAGGCCGTTGGAGCCCCCGGCCTGAACGGGACTCTCCCCAGAGCCGCCGGTGATGCCGTAGCCCACCGACTGGGCGGAGACGTAGTCCACCCACCCGCCGCCGGACTTGACGACAATATCACGGGGATAGGTGATACTGGTGAGGGGCTTGCGGATTAGGGGGTCCCGCTTCTCCAGTTCGGAGACCAGGAACGCCTGGCCGGAGGCGATGCCCGCCGCGTCCATCGTGGGCGTGCCGCCGGAAGGGGCCCCGCCCTTTGCCTGGATAATCCCCGCGTCAAAGGTGCCGACATTCTGATAAGCCATTGCTTTTCCCTCCTTTAAGCCTGGTTCATGGTGAGAATGCGCAGTTCCGCCACACCGTTGGCGTCGGCGGGGCCCGCCCAACGGCAGTTGGTGAGCTCCACCGTATTGGCGGCGTCGGCCACAGCCTCAAAGCCGCCCACCACACCGGCAGGCACGGCCTCGTTGGCCGTCACGCGGACATAGACCTGACCGTCCAGCTTGGGAACGCCCACATTGCACCGGACGTTGATGCACCCCCGCTGGAACACGGGGACGGCTTCCCTCTGGGCGTAGGAGCCCACGTTCTGCTCCAGGTAAAACAGAGCGCTTTTGACCTGGCGGGAGGCCACGCCCACAAAGGCGGCGGCGGTATCCCCCGCGCCCATGGGGACCACCGCCCCTGCGGCGTCATACTTGAGGGCCCCGCCGAAGGGGACGGCTCCGCCTGCGGGGCGGGTGTTCACAATCATATCCGGCTGCCGGGCGTAGGAGCCCGCGTAACCGTGGGGCATGGTCTTGCCGATGTTCTGGGGGGTCAGTCCCATTATGCATCCTCCTTTTTCTTGTGGGGGTTCCGGGCGGCGTAGGCGGCCTCGGAGTCCCGGCAAATGGTCTCAAAACTAGGGGCTGTGTCTGCGGCCCTGCGGGCGTGGGCCGCTGCGGCCTGCATCACCCGGCCCAGCACGTCGGGCCCCTGCATAGTGGACAGCAGCGCGTCCACCACCTGGGAGCGCTCCTTGGCGTCCCGAATGCCCGCCACGGCGGGGCGGACCTTTTTCAGCAGCGCCGCCGCCGCGTCCTTGGCCGCCGGGGACATGTCCGCCATTTCATCCGCCGGGATTGTGACCGAGGCCTCCGGCTCTCCGTGCCCCTTCCCGGCCAGCTTCTCAATGAGGCTGTCCAGGTCCCCCTCGTCCCGAAGGGTCTTTTCCTCCTGTCCGTCCTTGTGCTGGAGGGCGGTGAGCAGCGCAAGGACCTTGTCCAGCTTGCTCCCCAAATCGTCCCCCTTGGGGGCCCGCTCCACCATCCCGTCCCCGGTGGGGGGAGCCTCCTTGTCCCCAGCGGGCGGGGGAGCCTCCTTCTGGCCCTCGGGGGCCGCGTCCAGGGCCTTGGCGGCGGTGGCCACCAATCCTTGGACCTCTTCCGGGGTCTGCGCCTCCTGCGCCGCCATGCCAAGGGCGTTCAGGATGGCCTCTGAAAATTTACCCATGTACTTCCTGCCTTTCTCCGCCCCTTGGGCGGCGTCTTGTATCGCTACCTCGTGTCCGGCCCGGCCCCTGAGGACCACCGCCACGTGATTGCCGCGAATCTTAGTCTGCCTGTACCCCGCCCCCTCCGGGACGTACTCGCACAGGTACCCGCAGGACACCTCCCGCAGCATTCCGCTCTCTACGTCGGAAATCAGATTGGCGTCCTTAATCAGCAGGTCCGCTACCAGCCTATCCCCCTCCCGGCGGACCCGCTGTATATGCCCCCTGGAGTAGTTTGCGTGGTTCTCCGGCCCTACTTGCTCCGGCGGGTGGCCCTGGGTTACGTCCTTGCCCTCAAAACTGGCCATTGCCGCCGCTTCAAAGACGTCCTCCGGGTACCGGTTGACCACCACCACCCGCTCCGGGTCCCCCTCCAGCCCCAGTTCCCCCGCCAGATATTCCTGTGGGCCCGTCCGGGCAATGGGCACATCCCGGCAAATGAGATACCCCTCCGGCGTTCTGTCCATGTGGGGACTCAGCTGGGTACCATAGTAGGTAAGCAAATGGTGTCACCTCCAAACAAAAATGGGGCCGGCCTGTAGGAGCTCCTACAAGCCGACCCCGATTGGTCCTTCCACCCTGTCCATTCAGGTGTGGGTTACAATTTCAGTTCTTTTTGTGTGACGATTTGCACCTTTACCGAGCCATCCTTCATCTGCTTGAGCTGGACCCGGTGCCCCTGAATCAGTGCTGCCTCAATGGCGCGAATCATCTGTGCCGTCATGGGTCATCCCTCCAAATCAATATCAGGAAGAATACTGCGCAAAGGGCGGCCCTGAATCATCCAGCGGTCCAACAGGTCATCCAACGTATCAAACTCCAAATACATATCCGCAGGGCTGTCGGAGGCCGTCACATAATATTTCCCGTCTGGACTGCAAATAGAATATGTTTGCTCGTTGTAATCAAACTCCGGCTCATTGCACAGCATAATCTCTGTAAATCGCTCAACTGTCATTTTCATCGCCTCCCAGAATATCCCTGTGCTGTATTCGTTCATCCTTCGTCGCTTCTCGGGCAGGCCGGTCGGGCCTGCCATACTCAGGCCATGTGTAATCATGTACATGTTCCCCATGCCGCCCGAAAGGATGCTGTTTGGGGTGTCCGTGGTCGTCTCCATGTATTTGAGTTCTCATAACACCAGAGGCGTCGTAAATGGTGCGATCATGTTGTTTCCCACCCTGAGACATTGTATCTATGACCGCATTTGGCCGGTATTGCCTGTTTAACTTCGGACGGTCTCTTTTTCTCCAATCATCCGTCACCACAACCGTACCATCTTCATGATACCGCACCCGGCTGTATTTTTCAAGACGTTTCGCCTCACGGTAATCGGACAGCCACCCCCGGTATTTCTCGTCGTCCGCCCGCTTGTGCTTTTGGAAGGTCTGGAAGCTCTTGGGGACCCGGTCGGGAATGGTCAGCCGGTAGCGCTCATACTGGCGGTAATCGGAGAGCCACTTGGCCCGGGCCTGCTCCTTCTTTCGATAAGCGTCAATCTGCTGCTGGCTCCTGGGGTCCCGGGTGGGGGGATTGGTCCGAAAGCTGGAGAACTCCTTGATTTTTCGGAGCTCCTCCGGGCTCAAGCCCGCCGGTGTCCAGGGCAGGAGCACATGCAGGCAGTTGGGGTGGATGTTCAGCCAGGAGTTGGCCAGGGTGTCCGGCCCGCTGGGGTCCACCTTCCCGAATGCCGCCGCCAAGGGCGGGAAATCCGGGTCCGTGCCGCTTCTGGAGTACACCCGCCCCTCCAGAGGGGCGCACAGCTTGCACGTAGTCCCGTGGGCGCTGATTTTGTACAGGTCCTGCCCCTCGTCCGCCGTCAGCACCGCGAGGACCTCCGCCTGACGGCTGGTGGTCCGCAGGACCATCGCGCCATAGGCGTGCAGGCTCCAGCGCCGCCCCGCCTTGTCGATAAAGGCCGTCACCCCCTCCTGCCGCAGGGCCTCCACAAAGCGGGGCAGGGCCTTGTATGCCCCGGCCCCCTGGGCCTGCATGGCGGCGGCCTGCTCCAACCCCACCCGGCGGAACACATCCGGCTCCACCCGCCCCAGCAGAGCGCTTTGCAGGGTGGCGGCAGCCATCGCGGCAGACGCTTCAATCTCCCCCATAAGGTTCATCACCAGCCGTTGGACAATGTCCGTCTGCGTGCTGGTGAGCGCCGCCGCGTTGGCATACCCCAACCCGTGCTTCTCCGCCGTCTCAGGGACAGGGAGGGGCTTTCGGTCCTCTGGGCGCTTGAAGTAAAACTGACGCTCAATCATTTTGGGCACATAGCTCCAGCATTCGTTGGACAGCCGCAGGAGGATGGTCTGTACCCGCTCCAGGGCCGCCTCCGCGTGGTAGTCCGCCAAACCCCGCGCACGCAGGCGGGCAATCTCGTTGATGATGTCTGTCTCCGCCCGGAGAAACAGCTGAATGAGCCGCTTCAGCTCCCGGGGCGCAGGAGCCCGGTTCAGGGCGGGCATTTAGCCGTCCTCATCATCATCTGCAAGCAGCTCTTCTTGGGTGACGCCATACAGGCCAGGTTTCAGCAGCTTCAGAAGATCCCAGAAAGGCGCTTCCGGGTGGGCTATTCCATAATCAATAATTTCTTCTGCCGAACCATCGGTACAAGCGCTGTATACAAGCATTTCAACATCATCCTCTTGCACAAGGTCTTTTTTTAGAGCGCCTTGACCAATGTACTGTTGGAGAAATGCTCTCAGTTTTTCTTCCATATAATGACCCTCTGTTCACTTTATTTTGGAAACCCACAGTGTTTTGAATCCACCGTATCCGTCGGCCTCCACCGTGTACTGCCGGTTAGCACTTCGTATCGTTGGTCTTTCCCATTTTACCACTTCCGCCGCCGCTGGTAAAGCGGCCGTTGCTGGGGTCGTGGTGGGGATTATAGTCCCTGGCCAGAGCGTCCCCGGTCTCCTGCACAGGGGCGTCCTCAAAATCCAGCCCCGCCAGGGGGTCCCGCAGGGCGGTCAAATCGCTGTACGACTTCCCTGTGTTGGCCTTGATTTCCTCATCGGTAATGCTCCCGAACATACCCGTCTCACCGGAGAGCTTTTTGAGCTCCTTCTGGGCGGTGTCCGCCGCCAGCAGGCCCGCCTGGAACAGGTCTCGGAGGGCCAGGCCCTTCTTCTCCGCAATCTCCGCCGCCTCCTTTGCCGTGGGGGTCCACAGGGGCGGGAATTGGATGTCCAGCGCGTCCGGGACCGCCCCCCACACGGACATGCACAGCACCGGCAGAATCCGCTCCAGGACGGGCTTGAGCTTGCTCTCCCGGAGTGTATCCACATAGTCGTAATAGTTGCGCAAATCGCTCTCCCCGGTGGCGTTGAGCCCTGCCGGGGCGCGGCCGAAGAGCTTGGTCACGGGAATCCGGGAGGCCCCGGACAGGTCCAGGCACATACTGTCATAGACCTCCTGGAGCCCGGTAAAGGTGTACTGGGTGCTGTGAATCTGGTCCCCCTTGTTGACCAGCTGCATTCCAAAATTGGACTTCATCACGCTCTGGGCCTGCATGGTGTTCCAGAACCGCCGCTGCTG